CGCCGAAAGTGCCGCACGTGCATCGGCCGTACCCAACCACGGTCTATAAGCACGCGACCGGCAAACACAAAATCGTGCAGAACGAATCGGAGCTGGCCGCCGCGCTCGAATCCGGTTATGAGAAGAAACCCGCTCCGCTGCCACGCGACGAGCAGGACGACGCGCCGAAGGCCGAGGTAACACTCGCACCCGCCGCCGCCGGCCGCAAAGCCAAAGCGTAAGCCCATGACGAACACCTGGGGCGAGATACTGGCCGATGCGCTGCGCGAGATCGGCGTTTACAATCCGAACGACGATCTAGAAGCCGACGACCTGACGCAGGGCGCGCGGCGCTTGCAGCGCATCATCGACATGTGGATCGCCCGCAGGATCTTTGCCTACGGGACCGTCTTCAACAAATTCACCCTCACGTCCGGCCACCAGCCGACGCTCTTAGGGCCGGGCCTGACGAGTCCCGACTTCGCCTATGACGTCAGGCCGGTGCGTCTCGAAAGCGCGGCCATCGTGCTCACCAACACCGGGACGCCGGTCGATTCGCCGATGAACCTTCGTGATGCCGCCTGGTGGGCGGAGGAGACCACCAAGGAAATCACGTCCAGCGTGCCGACCGATTGCTATTACAAAACCGGCTGGCCGAACGGCGCGCTCTTCATCTGGCCGGTTCCTTCCTTCGCTTACGACATCCGCTTGCAGACCTGGATTCTGCTGACGCAAGTACCCATGACCGACGCAGGCGCCATCGATGTGAGCGCCACGTTCTCGGCACCCCCCGGTTATGAGCTAGCGACGATGCTCACGCTCGCCGAGCATTCCTGCACCCCTTACGGCCGCCCCATGCCGATGGACCTCAAGGAGCGCGCGGCAGAGGCGCGCAGCGTGGTTTACGCGAATAACGCCAAATCCCCGCGCATCGCTTCCGCCGATTATGGCGCGCAGGGCCACCCCGCGAGCGCCACGACGCGCGGCGATTTCAACTGGCTCGACGGCCTGCCCTCTGAGTGACGCATGGCACCTTTCAATGAACTGATCGGCGGCTCCTATCGCGGCGTTTCGTCGCAATCCGACGACGAGCAGACCATCAATTTCTACGTCGAGACTGTAGGCTCGCCGACCGGGCGAACCAAAAGCTCGCGGATTCTGCTTTCGGCGCCCGGCAAGAAATTGTGGCTGGCGACCGGCGGCGCGTACGTGCAGGCCGAAGCGGAATTGAACGGGCGCGCGTTCGCGATCGCGAGCGGCGTGCTGTACGAAGTCTTCGCCGATCAGACGCAAGTGTCGCGCGGCACGGTGGGACCCGCGGCGATCTACCGCACCGAAATCACGCCTTCCGAATCGCAGCTCCTCATCACCTGCGCCGGGAACGGCTGGTGTTTCGATCTCGCGGCCGACACCCTCACCTTCATTACGCAGTTCCCCGCCGGCGGCCAGTGTCCCTGCTTCATCGACGGTTACTTTGTCGTGCAGCAGCCCGATTCGCAGAATTTCTCGATCAGTGGATTGAATGACGGCCTGACGTGGAACCCGCTCGACTTCGGCAACGCGCCCGGGCAGGCCGGGGATCTGGTCGGCATGATCGCCGAGCAGCGCCAGCTCTGGCTGCTCTTCAACACGCATAGCGAAGTCTACGTCGATTCGGGCGACCCGAATTTTCCGTTTACGCGGCTCGAGAGCGCGTTTTGCGATCAGGGCCTCGCCGGTCAATCGCTGGTTGCGAACGCCGATAACACGATTTTTTGGGTCTCGCAGAATCGCGAAGGCGGGCGCATGGCCTGGCGCGCTTCCGGTTACACCCCATCGCGCATTTCCGACCACGGCGTCGAGACGGCCATGGCGAGCTATCCGACGATTTCGAACGGCGTCTGCTACACCTACCAGGAAAACGGCCACACGTTTTGGTCCGTGCATTTCCCGAGCGCGCACAACGGCCGCGGCGCTACCTGGGTCTACGACGTGTCAAGCGGCCTATGGGCCGAGCGGCGGCGCTGGAACGCGCGGCAGGGGGCCTGGTATGCGGATCGCGCCCGCACCCACATGTACGCCTTCGGCAAGCATCTGGTCGGCGACTGGCAGACCGGCAACATTTACGAGCAGTCGATGCAGTACGCGACCGACGCGGGCGACGTGATCCGGCGCATCCGCATCACGCCGGGCCTGGTGAATCAGGGCGGCCGCTACGTGTTCTATAGCGAGTTGCGCTTGCTGACGGAAGTCGGCGTGGGGCTCACCAGCCCCGCCCCGGCCACGCAATCGATTCTCTTGACCGAGGACGTGGGCTGATGGCGACGTTCAACTACACGTTCAAGCTCACTCCCGACGACAACGCGCCGGCGGCCTTTGGGCCGCCCTGGTTCGCCATCCGGCTCTCGCTCACTGGCGCGACGGCGAACGCAAGCGGCACGGCGACGTTCACGGGCGTAGCGGGTACGACCGTGTTCGATCTGACCGCTGATGCGTCGGGCAACGTGAGCCTGGCGCTTTCGCCGGGCGTCGAGCTGATCCTCAATTCGCAGCTACAAATCGTTATCGACGCTTCGGGCGACATCGCGACCACCACGGAGTTTTCCTCCGTGCCGACGCCCGCCGGCAACGCGGGCGACGGAATCAATCCCAAGATGAGTCTACGCACTTCGAACGACGGCGGTAAAACGTTCAACGCGCCGCGCGCTCGTTCGCTCGGCAAAATCGGCGAGTATCAAAAGCTGCTCAAGTGGCCGCAGCTCGGCCGCTCAAATAACCGCGTGCTGTGGGTCGAGTGCGCGGAACCCGTCTTAGTCGCGATTGTGGAAGCGGATTTAGATGCTATGCCGGAGGGCCGCTAAGTGCCACTGACGCCCGACCCGACCACCTACAACCAGCAGGCCCCGACGCGCGAAGGAATGTTCGACCAAGAGGGGCGCTTTACGAAAGCGTGGCTGATGTGGTTTCACCAGCAGCTCGTCGCCTCCGGTTTGCTGCAAAACATGGCGAGCGGCGTAACCGATGGCACGCTCGCTTCCGCTTTCGATGAACGGAACCCGGTCGATACCCTCGCGGCCGTCCAAGACGCTCTGCTTCAGGCGCAGTCCGATGGGACGCGCAATGTTACTCAGGAAATCGAGGACGCGCTGAAGCGCGCGGAACCGCTCACGCCGCGCGATGTTACGCCGGATGCGCAGCCGGAATCGACGCCGCGGCCGGAAGTGACGCGCGGCGATCTCGAAGACGTGCAGAACCAGCTCGCCTATAGCGATCTCGCGGACCCGCGCAGCTTCACCTACGACGGCGACGGTAATCCGATTTCTTCGACGGGCGGCGCGCTCGATGTCAATCTCAAGAGTTCCTCGATCACGCTGCCGGTAAGCGGCACGATCGCGGTCAGCGGCACCGTGCCGGTGACGGAAGCTTCACTCGATGCAACGATTGCGACGACCGGCACGGCGGTCCCGGCAAAGACGCTACAAACCGGCGGCTCGGACGGTACCGATATTCGCACGTTTGCGACCGACACGGGCGGGCGGCAACAAGTGTTGCTCTACGATGCGTCGGGCAATCCGATCACGAGCGCCAACGCACTCCCGGTTTATATACCGCTCTCGCATTTCCCGATAACGGTCACAGAGGCCACGCTCGACGGCACGATCACCGCGACCGGCGCGGCGGCTCCTGTGAGCGCCTTGCAAATCGGCGGCTCGGATGGAACCGATCTGCGTGCGGTCGCCACAGACGCAAGCGGGAAGCTACTCTCGCGCGGTTACGCGCTCGGCTCGGGAGACGTAGTGGTTCCGGTTCAGATCTCGACCAAAATCAAAGCGAGCGGCGCGTTCGGTACGAGCACCACGGCAGTTACGCTTGTGACCGCGCCGAGCGGCCAGCACTACTACCTCACCGGGATCAAATTCGATGTCGATCCCTCCATCTTCTACGCCTCAGCCATTCTCGTTAGCGTCAGCGACTCCACCGATGGCGTGCTCGCGCAATGGGTGGTGTGGCCGCCGTCCAGCGCTCCGAGCGCGCCCGCGACGCCGCTCATTCTGACGTACAATTCGCCCCCCGGATTCTTCTATAAGCCGTCCGCCGCCGCCACAACCCTGAGCTGCCGCGTGAATAACGCGCTCGGCGCGGCCTACCTCTACATCACCGTTGACTACGGTCTGACCTCGCTCTAAAGCCACTTTCTCTTTTCCAAGGATTTTTTCGATGACCACCAACAAACGGTTGGTCGAGGGCTCGCAGCTCACGACCAGCGTAGCGACGTATTACACCGCGCCCGCGAAGACGACGACGCTCATAAAAAAAGTGACCGCGACCAACACCTCAGGCGGCGCGGTCGCTCTCACGCTGTATCTCGTTCCTTCCAGCGGCTCGGCGGGCGATGCTTCAACCATCACGGACGCCAAAGCCATCGGCGCGGGCGCGACCTACGAAGCCTACGAAGCCGAAAACCAGGTGCTCATGCCGGGCGACTCGATCCAGGCGCTCGCCGATGCCAACACCTCGCTCTCACTGATGGTCTCGGGTATCGAAATCGTCTGAGGCTTCGGTCCATGACGTTCGAGTACACGACGGACGCGGCGCTCATCCGCTCGATTGTCACGCATCCGAAAATCTGGCCGGACGTGAGCGACGACTTCACGCCGGCGGCCGATGACTGGCGGCCGGGTTTCGCCAGCGCGAGGCCGCTTTACCTGGTTCCCAAAGATGGCGCCGAAGTGCTCGGCGTGTGGCTCTTTGAAGCGCGCGGCGCGTGCTGGGAAATCCATACCAGTTTTTTGCCGGAAGCCTGGGGGCCGCGCGCGCGCCAGGCAAGCGCAGAAATGCTCGCCTGGCTGTGGTCGCACACCGCCTGCCGGCGGCTGATTACCAACGTGCCGAGCTACAACCGGCGCGCGCTGCGCTTTGCCGAGCGCGCGGGCCTGACGCAGTTCGGCGTGAATGAGCGGGCCTATCTCAAAGACGGCACGCTTCACGACCTGATTCTTCTGGGCATCTCGAAGCCCGACTAAGGATTTTTTAAATGCCACTTGCAGCAGCATCCGCCGCCGTCACCGGCGGCACGTCGCTCATCGGCGGAATACTCGGCTCGAACGCGGCCGAATCGGCCGCGCAAACGCAGGCCGCCGCGGACAACAAAGCCGCGCAGCTCGAAGCGAACACCGAAACCAACGCGCTCGATTTCGATAAGCAGGTTTACTCGAACGCCCAGGGTTACGCCGCGCCGTACCAGGCGACCGGCACCGGCGCGTTACAGGCGCTTGCGACCGGCACGGCGGCGGGCGGTCAGTTCAATTCCACGCCCACCTCCGCGCAGGTGATGGCGCAAGATCCGGGTTATCAGTTCAACCTGCAACAGGGCCAGCAGGCGCTTGAACGCGCGGAAGCGGCCGGCGGTTCGGTCGGCTCCGGCGGCGCGCTCAAAGCGGGCGTGCAGTATGCCACCAACTACGCCACGAATGCGTACGGGAATGCCTACAACGAGTTCATGGGGACGCGCCAGTCGAATTACTCGAACCTGCTGAACCTCGCGGGCCTCGGCGAATCGGCGAACAACACCGTGACGAACGCCGGCACGGCGGCGGCGAATAATTACTCGTCTACCGCGCTCAGCGGCGCAGCGGCGCAGGGCAGCGACATCACGAACGCGGCGGCGGCGCAGGCGGCGGGAACGGTCGGCTCGGCGAATGCCTGGTCCTCGGCGCTCGGCGGCGTGGCCAACGGCGTGACCAACGGGCTCGCGATACAAGCGCTCGCGCAGCAGGGCAACCAGAGCGGGTATAAGGGCGTGCCCGACTACGTAGACACTTCAGACGGCTCAAGCGCCGGGAGTCAGTAAACCATGACCGATCCTTCCATTTCTCTCGACTACCGGCCGCCGCAAATCGAGCAGCCGGCGCAGGTGTTCTCGCAATATGCCAATTTGCGGAATCTGATGAACCAGGGCCAGCTACAGCAGCAGCAGCTCGTCGGCGTCGGCCAGGAAAACCAGATGCGCCAGGAACAGCTCGACACCATGCGGGCGACGAACCAGGGCTATAGCGACTCGCTCAATGCGGACGGCACAATCGATGTCGGAAAGCTCACCCAGAGCCTCGCGAAGCAGGGCCACGGTTCGGCCATTCCCTCGATCATCAAAGCGCAAACCGAGTATCAGAAGACCATCGCCGATCTCTCGGAAACCAACGGCAAGGTAGCGGCGCAGCAGGCCGATGCAGCGGGCATGCTCGGCCTCGCCACGAAGAAGGCCGGCTACACACCGGCGTTTTATCTGATGAACCTGCAAGGGGCCATTAACGCCAAGGCGGTCAATCCGCAGCTCCTCCAGCCGCACATCCAGGCGATTCAACAGGCCATGCTCGCCGATGCGCACAACGGCACAACAAGCGCGAACGATCTCGTAAAGCAGTACGCCGATGCTTCGATCAACGCGAGCCCCAAAGCGATGGCGGCGGTAGCGGCGGAAAACAATTCGCTCGGCCGCAAAAGCCAGGGCGATGCCGATCTCGCGAACTCGCAGCGCGTCCAGGCCGAGACCGATTTCAAGACAGCCATTTCGAGCCTCATTGCGAACCCGCCGAAAGATGCGGCCGGCTATCAGGCGCAAGTGGAGGCGCTGAAACCCGCTGTGCAGCAGCGGCTCTACCAGGCGGTTCCCGCCGCGAGCTATGACCCCGCGACTTCGCCGGGTGTCCTACAGCGCGCCGGTCAAACGCCTGCCGAGATTGCAGCCAGCGCGCGCCTCACGGCGAACGACAACGAGCGCAACCGGCATAACCGGGCGATGGAAAGCCAGGGCCAGCAGCGCGCGAATCAGGGCCAGCAGCGCATCGACGACAAGACCGCGAATGGCGGCCTGACACCCGGCCAGGCGTCGAACGTGGCTTTCAAAAACGACGCGCAGTATCAAGCGGCGCTCAAAGACGAAGCGGGGCAGGATGCGCTGAATACCGCGCTCGAGAACGCTATCAAGCAAGGCGACTACTACGTGGACAACAAGGGCCAGCCGGTTCCCTGGTCGCGCGCCGTGCCGCAGTTGAAGAACGAAGATCCGGACGAATACAAAGACCGCCTCGCGGGCGTGAAGTCGGGCTTCCTCGCCGATATGCAGACGCGCCGCCAAGCGGCCATCAAAGCGGCGAACGCGGCGACGGTGCGCAAGAACGCCGCCATCGTCCAGAACGGCGGCACACCCACGGTCTCGAATGAACAGGCGGCAGCGGCACGCGGCGGGCAACCGGCGAACGGGCCGCAACAGCAAGCGCCGCCGGTCGAGGGCACGATCGTTCGCAGCCTCACCAATCCGAAGCAGCGGCTCATTCTGAGGGGCGGTAAATGGACGCCGCTCCCGTAATCCCGCCGGGGTACGAAGTCGAATCGACGCCAACGCAGCCGGCCGCCGCGATCCCGCCGGGCTTCACGGTCGAATCGACGCCGGACACCGCAGGGCCGGGCCTGCGGGCCAACCAGCCATCGGTACTCGATCAAATCCGCCAACGCATTTTCGGCGGGCCGCAGGGTGAGACCGGGCTCGGGCGCGCTTTCCCTTCGATGAGCGGCGCGCGCATCGGCAACCAGCCGACGACGGAATTGCCCGTGCTGCGCCTCGAAGGGGCGGAGCCAGGCGCGAACGCGAGCGGCGCTGAAATTCTGGCGCATGGCGCGAATCAAGCGCTGTCCGGCTTACTGACGCCGAAAAATCTGCTCCTCTTGGCCGCGACCGATGGCCTGGGTGCAGTCGGAGAAGTGGCCCCCCTGCTCGGCCGCGCGATCAATACGGGCCTCTCGGCGTACTTCGCGGGGCAGACGCTCACCGGCGCATCCGACGCCGCTAAGGCCGCCTACGCCGCACACCAGGCGGGCAACGACAACGAAGCGCTGCGCCAGCTCGGCATGGGCGGTATCCAGACGGTACTCGGCACCCTCGCCGGCCTGCACGCGCGTTCGAGCTTCAAGGGCCTCAATTCCGACATCGCGGAGGCGATCGAGCGGCACAACGACACCGCCGCCGCGCAAGTCCTCGCCGAGGGGGCGCAGCACTATAACGAGCAGCCGCCGCCTGAACCCTCCGGCCTGCAGCCAGCCGGGCCGCCGCAGGGAAAGCAGGCGGTTGTTTCGCGGCCCGTCACGCCGGCGCCCGAGGCCGCCGCTCCCGCAGCTCCGGAGGCGGCGCCGGAAGCTCCAGCCATCCCGAAAGGCTTCGCAGTCGAGAGCACGCCCGCGCCGACGCCGGCGGCCGCTCGAGAAGCGCCGCCCATTCCCGCCGGTTTCGCCGTCGAGAGCACGCCCGCGCGTTCCAATTTGGAACAGAGTCCCGAACCAGCCCCAGAAAACCCCGGGCCCACAATTGAGGGGAATGTCGGAAGACCACCTGCTGAGCCGGATCGCGGCGCATTGGGAAAGCAGCTACCCGGACCTGGCGGCCCGGCTGAAACAAGCGGGACGCCTGGAAATGAAAGTGGAGTCGGCCGCGTTACGCGCGTCGAGACAACTGGAGCAGGGCCTAGCGGAGGGTCTGAGCTACCCGGAGGCGCATCGCCTGGCGATGGAAGACTGGCGCCGGCCGCCGCAACTGACGAATTAACCGCAGCGCCGGCCGCACCGCCGCGCGGCATTTCCGAACTACCGACCGAGAACATTCACGCGGACCCGGTGCGCTTCCAGTTCAAAGCCGACACCGGCGGCCAAGCGGGCGTCGGCGAAGAGCTGAAGAATATTCGCGTCTTCGATCCCGACCTCGCGGGCGTGATCTCGGTATGGCACGATCCGGCGGACGGCAAAACGTACGTCGTCAACGGCCACCATCGCCTCGAACTCGCGAAACGCACCGGCGCTCCCACCGTTTGGGCGCGCTACGTCAACGCGGCCGATGCCAAAGCCGCCTACGTCATCGGCGCAACCATCAACATTGGCGAAGGGCGCGGAACGCCCATCGACGCAGCGAAGGTGTTTCGCGATTCCGGCCTGACGCCGGAAATGCTCGAAAAGCGCGGCGTGTCGATGCGCGGCTCGATGGCGCGCTCGGGCATGGCTCTCGCGAATTTGTCGCCGGCGATTTTCGATCGCGTGGTGCGCGGCGATTTGCCGGTCGAGCGGGCGGCCGTCCTCGGCGAAGCGCTGCCCGACCACCAGGAACAGGGCGCCGCGCTCGCGCTGCTCGACAAAGCGGAAACGCGCGGCAAGCGTCCGACCAACAGCGAAGTACGCGAGCTGATCAGCTTCGTAAAGAACGGCCCGGTTGAGCACATCACGGAAAATCAGACCAACCTGTTCGGCGAAGAAGAGGTACGCCAAAACGCGGCTTTCGAGAAAGCCGAAATTTCCGATTACATTCGCAGGCGCTTAGGCGAAGAGCGGCGCGTCTTTTCGAGTGCATCGACGCCACGCGCAGCCGAACAGCTCGGCTCGGCCGGCAACGTCATCAAGACGGAGGCGAACGCGCGTGTCGCGCAGGAAGCCGCGCAGGCGCAAGAAGTTTATGACAAACTCAAAACGAGCGCGGGACCGGTCAACGATGTGCTGGACGCTTCCGCGCGTCAGCTTGCACAGGGCGCGCCCGCGGCGCAGCTAAAAAACGATGCCTACGAACGAATCCGACAAGTCCTCACAGAAGCCATCGGTGGAAGCGGCCGAGCGGATAGCGGACGAAGCGGCGGCAGCGATCAAGGCGGACCAGCAAATGCGGGATTACCTGAAGGCCAAACGCCAGCGGGAAGCGCAGGAACCGGCGGATCCTCCGGCGAAGATTTAGGGCGTGAGCCAGTCCGCGCCGAATCCTCGCGCGCGCCCGAGCTCTCCGGTAATCGCGACGAGCCTTACCCGCGCAATGCACCCGATATCTATCACGCACGGCACGCGCGTTTCGAAGCGATTCCACTCGATGAGGGTGATGCGGCGAATGCGCTCGCCTACGTGGCGAACCGCAGCGGCATCGAGTATCTGCACCGCAACACGCGCCTCGTTAACGACGACACCGTAATTGGGGGTGAGCACGTCGAACCGGCCCAACTCGCCGCCCTTCTCAAGAATCTGAAGGCTGACGAGAAGAGCTTCGGCCGCGCTGCGCCGGCCGCCCTGCGGCAGCTTCAACAAATGGCGCAACAGGCCGAGCAGGCGGGAAAGTCCTTGATCGTCATCAAGGATTATGCGAGCACTTCCGCTCAGGAACGCGCCTTGACCTTACAAGAAGAACTCGACCACGCACTACAGCGAGCACGCACCGGGCATTCCCTCCGCGAACACCTCGGAAGCGAGGCTGCGGGCTTCGCTCGCGCGCCGCTCGGCGCGCGCGCCGCGACCGCCCTCAAACAGAACTATGGGTACCGGTTTGATTCTGATGGCGAAGCTGCCGCCGAAATCGGCGTGCGCCTGATGGCCGAGAACCGGTACCAGGAACTAGGACTATCGTTGGCCGAAGCGCGCTCGCTCGCGGCCGAATACGTGCAATCCTTGAACAAGGAGTACGGCTATGCCGCTAGCAGAGAAATCGCGCGACGCATCTTCGACGCGCTCCGACCTGGAGCTAGAGCGGGCGCAACGCTCGGTCAAGCAGGCTCTCGCGAAGGGGAAAACGATCATCCCGACAGAGGTAACGCCGGCGCCGAAGTTTTACGTGAATCCGGGGACGGGGAAGGTGTCGAGAGCGAAAACGCGCGGCGGCCACCGCCCGATAACGAACGCGGACCCTCTCTCTTCGACGCCGGCGAAAACGACGAAGTAGCATCGGACGCCGCGCGCGATCGCGACCAGCTCGAAGGCGAACGCCTCACCGCGCAGCTCAACGCGCCGCTCACGCGCGACGAGCAGCGTAAAAAACTGAAGCGCTCGAAAGACAACCCGCAGGGCGGCCTGTTTGAAACGAACGAGAAGCCGCCGCAGGGCGACCTGTTCGGCTCGGGCCTCGGGGCCATGCAGCCGTATTTCGAACGCTTCGCGAAAGCCGATGTCATTCCGACCGCGAAGGAACTCGCCGAGCTCATCCGGCACGCGGGCGACGATCTGAAGAAACTCTTCGCGCCGGCCTCACGCGCCGGAGCCGAGACCGCGGCGCTCAGCACGCGCTACCGGGCGGCCGAGCGGCAGCGCGCGGCCGACATCGCCCAGGCGACGCTCGCCGTTGCCAAGCGCTACTTCGACGCGCACGGCCAGGCCGAGAATTACGAATTTATCGACCGCATGGAAGCCGGCGAAAAACAGGCCGAACCGCTCTTACAGCACTTCGCCGACCTCATCCGCTCGCTGCTCGACGAGCGGCGCGAAGCGGTGCGCGAGCTCGGCACCGGCAAGCTCCAAGCCTGCATCGAGAACTACTTCCCGCACATCTGGAAGGACGTACAGAAAGCGGCTGAACTGTACCAGGATTACGGCAAGCGGCCGCTCGAAGGCTCGAAAGCGTTTTTGAAAAAGCGCAGCATCGATTCGTTCATGATCGGCATCGACGCGGGGCTTGAACCGCTCTCCGATAACCCGGTCGAACTGGTCATCGCAAAGCTGCTGCAGATGGATAAATATCTGGCGGCGCATCGCATCCTGAAAGACCTGAAAGAGGCGAAGCAGCTCCGTTTCGTCGATGCGCGCGAGGGCCAGGCCCCGCCGGGCTGGCAGAAGATCGATGATCCGGTGGCAACCGTGTACGGGCCGAGCATCCAGCACATCACCGAATACCCGAATCGCGGCCTGTGGGGCGGCCTGAACCAGGTGATCGACGCGCTCGGCCTCAAGCACAAGCGCGGCTTCGATAACCTGCGCGGCGCCATCGGCCGCGCCCGTAAAGGCACCGGCGAAATTAAGACCGTGCACGGTACGGCGGAAGACGTACTCGCGCACGAAATCGGCCATCAGATCGATTGGCTCGCGGGCTCGGGGAAACGCTTCGTAACGGAGTATCCGGACGCGCAAACGGTCGCCCGGCTGAAGCGCGCGTACCACACGATCAAAAGTAAATCGTCCACGCTCGACGACCGCCGCGAGGCGCGCCAAGAGTTGAAGACCTTGCAGGCGGCCATCCAGCAGCGCAAGAAATTCAAGGCCGAGCTGATGGCCCTCGCCGACCTGCGCGAAGGCCGCAAAGAGTACACCCACAAACGCGAAGAGAAAATGGCGCAACTCGCCGAAATGTGGGTGGGCGCGCGGGAACTCTTCAAGCGCACCGCACCGATGGTTTTCGCCGAATGGGAAAAGTTCCTCGATGACAATCCGAAGCTGCACGCGCTGCGCGACATCGAAGGCGACACCGAAGTCACGCCGCTTTCGCAGCCCTACGATGTGGGCGGCCTGGTCATCAAGGGCCACTGGTGGGCGCCGGAGCCCGCGGCGCGCATACTCAATCACTACCTCTCGCCGGGCCTGCGCGAAAAATACGCGCTCTTCCGCGCCTACATGGGCGCGGCCAATCTGATGAACCAGGCGCAGCTCGGTTTCTCGGCGTTCCATCTCGGCTACACCACCATCGATGTGGCGACCTCGAAGCTCGCGCTCGGCATCTACCAGCTCGCGCATGGCGACGTGAAAAAGGGCCTCTCGTCGATCGCGCAAACGCCGATTGCGCCGGTCGCCAACATTCTGCGCGGCGACAAAATGCTCAAGGAATGGTATGCCCCTGGGACGCAGGGCGAGCGGATCGGCGCGCTGATCGAGGCGGCGGTGCGCGCCGGCGGCCGGGCGCAGATGGACGCTTTTTACCAGACACACCTCGTCAAACGCATGCAGGAAGCGTGGCGCGCCGGGAACATCCTCGGGGCGCTGCTACGGCTGCCGGGCGCGGCGCTCGAAGCGTCCGCCTGGCCGATCATGCAGTACGTGGTTCCGCGCCAGAAGCTCGGCGTGTTCGCCGATATGGCGCAGTACGAACTGGAACGGCTGGGTCCGGATGCGAGCGACCCGGTAGTCCAGGCGGCGCTCGCGCGGGCCTGGGACTCGACCGATAACCGGCTCGGGCAGCTCGTCTACGACAATCTCTTCTGGCACAAGACCGTCAAGGATCTCTCGATGGCGAGCGTGCGCTCGGTCGGCTGGAACGTCGGCACGATTCGCGAGATCGCCGGCGCAGGCCTCGACGCCGGCAAATTGCTGCTCAAGCCGCCGGCCGAGGCAATTCGCATGCGGCTGAAAAACGGCGAGTGGAGCCCGCCGAAGGGCGCCGACTTTACGCTGCGCATGAGCTACGCGATCGCGCTCCCGCTGATGGTCGGGCTCATCGGTTCACTGATGTACTACCTCTGGCACGGGCACGGGCCGCGGCATCTCAAAGACCGCTTCTTTCCGACCGATGCGAACGGCCACCGCTGGAGCCTGCCGACGCTGCTCAAAGACGTGTACGAATACGAAAACGATCCGGTGCGCACCGTCGAGGGCAAGACCCACCCGTTTCTACAACTCATCACGGAGATGCTGGAGAACCGCGATTTCTACCACAAGCCGATCATGCACCCCCACGACCCGCTGGTGAAGAAAGCCGAAGAGCTGGCCACCTTTGCGGCGAAGCAATACGAGCCGCTGGCCTATCGCGCGAAGCCGCATCATCACCCTTCGACCGAAGAGCGCGCGCTCGGCTTCTTCGGCGTGCGCCCGGCCCCGAAGTCGCTCGACCAGGCCAACCAGTAAGTCCAGTAGTCCGCATTTTTCGGACAACTCAAACCAAAGGAAAAATTATGAGCATCAACGCCGGGGTGTTCCCCGTTCCGGAGCAGCAGTTTTTCGACGCCTCCGGCAAGCCGCTCGCGGGCGGCTCGCTTTATTTCTGCGTGGCCGGTTCGAGCTGCCCTGGCAATCCGCAGGACACGTACACCGACGCGACCGGCTCGACGCCGGCGGCCAACCCGGTAGTGCTCGATTCCGCCGGCCGGGCAAGTATCTGGCTCTCGGGCCTGGCCTACAAGGTCACAGCGCAGGATGTGAACGGCGCGACGCAATGGACGCAAGACAACGTACAGATACCGGGCCTCGCGCTGCTCTCGGGCGTGGCTTCGCTATCGAGCCTCACGGTGACGGGCGACGCTTCCATCGGCGGCGATCTCGCGGTCGCTGGCGATTCGACGTTGACCGGGGATCTCGGCGTGGGCGGCACGCTCACGGTCGGCTCGCTCGACGTCACCGGCGCCCTCGACGCGAACACCATCACCACGACCGGCGACGTGACGGTGGGCGGCGACCTGGACGTAACCGGCGCCAGCACCTTAACCGGCGCGGTAACAGTGGCGGGCGGCGAAGCTGTAACCGGCGGCCTCGCGACCGACACGCTCACCATTGACGGCGTTTCACTCGCCGATACCATCACCGCCGCCTTCGCCGCGGCGGGCTCTCCGAGCGCGCTAAACGGCACGCTCGCCATCTCGGACATCGTGACCGAGACGACGGCCAACGGTAATTGGGTGATCTTCACCTATGGCTCGGTGAGCGGCACGCGCGTTCGCGTGGCGCAGGGTTCGGGCACGGCAAACGATGGCGATAGCGTGGCGGTTCCCTCCGGCTTCAACACCACGAATTTAATCGTGACGCCTTCGCTGCGCACGGTGGTTACGTCGATGGGCGATCAGCTCGACAACATCACCCTGACCGCTTCCGGAGCCGTCATCACCGCGCAGGCTTCCGACAACTCGGGCCACGATTTCACCATCACCGCCAACTGGTCGGGCGTTGCGTGGATCACCGGCTACTGAAGTCCGCGGCGCTCCAGTTCGGCAATCAGCCGTTTCCCGCGCGAACGCTGGATCGACGAAGTTTCGCGCAGATCTTGCGCGCGCACGATAGCAACCATTTGCCGCAGCTCCGCGTCCGGCAGCGCACGCAGCCACTTTTCCGACCAAACCCGCGGCGTCATGCCGGCGCTTCTTCGTGCAGGTGCTTGACGAGTGCGGCGTATTCCTCGTCGCCGAGCAAGTCGCGCATCATCGTGACGATGTGTTCGAGCGCTTTGGCGCGGCCTTCTTGGTCGCCGGTTGACCAGTAGAGCGTCAGCGTCACGACGATCGAGGATTCCTTCAGCATTTTGATTCCTGGCAAACTGCGCGCCGACACGTTCACTCCGTGGCCGCCGCGCTTCACTCGAACCTCATCCCTCGAACGCCTCCAAACTCTTCCGCAAAATTTTCCAGCCTTTCGACTTCCGCACGATCAACTGCGGCTTAAGCGCGGTCGGAAACTGCCCGGCGGGCTGCTCGCGGCGCAACGACTCCTTACACACTTCGAGCAGATCGAGCCGCGAGAGGCCCGAACGCTCGACCGCCTCGTCGAGCGTCATCCAGAGTTTCGGCGGGCGCGTCGCGACAATTTCCCGCTCCCTTTTGTCTGTCTCTAACTCGTGGGAAATTGTCCGAATCATCGCCCTAAAATCGGCGGCGAACGGCGCCGGGTGCGCGTGCCGCACCATCCTTTCTGGAGCGCTTACCCGCGCGATCGCGGACGCCGGCATTTCATGAGCGACCGGCAAAAGCTTGGTTACGTCGCTCGGATTACAGATATTTTCCGGTTTTCGGCCCGTGCGCGGCCGTTTTCGGATCTCGATCAGCCCTTTTGTGGCGTAGCGCTGGACGCTCTTCACGCTGATCGCGAGGGCGGCGGCGGCTTCGGTTTCAGTCGGCCAAGTGGTCTCAATGGGTTCGGACATAATCTCCTCACGCTAACCCGACACCGGAAAATTGTCGAGATCGCGCCGTACTACTCCGGGTCGAACGCATCCGGCCCGAAGTCGAACAGCGCACCTTGGCCGGCGGCGCGGGTCTTCGGTTTCTCCTCGCTTGCCGCTTCGGCGACGGTTTGCCGCACGTCCTCGCGCTGGGCCGCGCGCAGCAGCTTCAGCAGCGCGTCGCCCACTGCCAGGTCTTGCATGTCGATCTGGGTCCAGAGGGGCAATGGCGGCTCTTCAGGCTTCATGAGCGGCCGTTCCTTGTTCGTCGCGGCGCAGCGCCGCAAGTATTTCGAGCCACTGTGTACAGTCGTGCAGCGTGATGGCCGTGCCGCGGTCTTGCAGATAGATCCAGCGCGCCAGCTCCTCGACCGTCGCGCGGCCGTCGATCAGGTCGAGCAAGTCTTTAGCCAGCAGCTCGGGCCGGGTCTCGCGCGTATCGATTCGCGCGATCGCTTCCGTGATCCAGTTGAGCGACCGGGCATGCAACACGTCGTCTACCATTCACCGCCTCCTTTTTCCGTCCCACCTGGCGCAGCAAATACAACTCACTTTGTAGTGCGTTGTAGACCGCGCTTGCTTCGCTCCAATTCACCGGCAGCGTCAACAGCTCCCGCGCCGGCGGCGCGCCGGGCGTGTAGCTCCGGCAGCCGAAACGCAGGAAGCGGCGCCCGTTGTGCGCCGTCTCGCTGAGCGTGATGGCGAGGTCGCATAGCTCGCTCGGGCGCTCGCGCGCTTCCCACTCCGCGAGCAGCACGGCAATCGCCTCCTCAACCGTTGTGCTCATGCGCGGGCCTCCGTACAATCGAGGCTTGCCGGGTAGCTCCCGGCATCACGAGCGGGCGTGGAGCGGAAGCCTCTTTCTTCCGCTCTCCCGCAGCCTGAAGAGGAGGCTGCTATGCCATACGAAGGTGATTCTCCGGTCGAGGCTTGGGAGTACTGGTTTGACGAACCGCCAACTGACGGCGTTCTCGCAGGGCTGAAGCAATGCGCCCGCACGCATTCCGCAGCCGAGATCATCGAAGCCATCGAGATTGCCGGCATGAAGCGGCCGCTCATCACGCAAGACCAAAAGCGGCTAGAGTACATGAGCGGCGTTCTCCGCCGCAAAGCGCTACAGAAGATCGACCCAGAGCGAGCCCTCGAAGAAACAAAAATTGACGCGCTTCGCTTGCGCTGGCGCAAGAAGGACGCGGGGCCATGGATGGCTGAACGTGCGGAGGTGCGCGAGTGGTTGCACTGGCTCGACCAGCGCGAACTGAATGTTCTGATGGGCATCGCAGACGAGTGGAGCGATTTTGAACGGCTTACCGGTGAGATCGTCGAAAGGCGGCGGTGCGAGCAACGTTCCGCGACCGAAGATCTAACGGCGGAAATCAACGCGGCGGCCGCAAAGTTGCAGTTGATCCCTGGAGGCCCTAGGCGGGGCACGTAAGGCAGTCTCATGGCATGCCCTTCTCCGCGGCCGCGGCTTTCACAAAACTCTGCGGATCGAACGGCTCGTTGACTTCCTCGACGCGATGACGCTGTTCAATGCGTCGCCAATGCTCGATTTCGGTGCGATGCCTTTCGCTCCACGTGTGCAGCTTCATCACCGCTGCATCGTATAGCGCGGCAAGCGTCGAAACCGGCTGGCCTACGCGGCGCTGCTCGCTGCACTCCTGTTCGAGAAACGCGCAGACGGAGTAAACGGGTAAATCGAACTGAAGCGCGAGCTGGGGGAACGAATCGCGCAGCGGGTCATCCGTCCGCAGCCGGCGGCCGATCAGCCGCTCGGCTGTTCGGGTGATCTCGGCCCTTCGATTGCGTTCAACCACCTCAACAGGAAGGTTTTCAGTTGAGTCCGGAGGTCGCGGCGTAGCCGCTTCCTTGTTCCTTGCCGGGCGGCTTTCCGCGAGCTGGTTTTCCTCAGCGGAACTGCGAGCGTCTCGTAACTCAGTCTCAGAACTCAAAGAAAAATCAGATAAGGATGCGCCGGTCTGAACAGACCGGCGTTCCGGTGCGTACGTACGTGGTTTTTTGGTGCGTACATACCCGTCTTTTTTCGGGCTTTCGGCGGGGCTGTGGAAATCTTCCATCGAGGAAAACGTGAGCTGCACGCTCGACCGCCGCGACTCCTCGCCGCCGGCGTCCCGGTCCTTCAGTTTTTTGAGCCGACTGCCGAACTCCTGACACAGGTTTTGCTGCTCCTCGAAGCGGCGTTCGCGGATGGCAATCTGCGCGTCGGCGAGTCTTCTTTTTTGAGCCTGTTCGTTGTGAATCCACCTTGTAGCGAATTTTTCGACTTCCTGAAAGCTAAGTCGTTTTAAATCAATGGCGACATACTCAGGAACATGGTATGTACATACCAGTGAATTTAGAACCTTCGCTTTATTTTCACCATTGATGTCTGGGGGAGTGTCGGGGTCTTCCTCGGGAGCGGTTCCGGTCACATCGGCCCGCATGCCGAGAACCCCTTTTTTTATCTGGATGAACCCCCAGCCAAGCGGGCGTTTTAGGTGCTTCGCGGCGTTGCTGACGTCCCAATCGAAGTAGTCGGAGAGGCGCTTCACCGTGAGCGGTTCGCCGTCGATCTTGCCCCACACCGTGCGCCCTCCCGGCTTCTTCCGGATGCAGCAGGACTTGACCAGAAAAATGGCCTTGATTTCGTTCGGCGACGGCGTTACATCAGGCCGCAGCATGCCGAGAATGTGATCGTCGGGCTCTGGGTTCCAGTCGCCGGTTGCCGACCCCATCTGCCGCATGAGTTCGCCGAAGACGCCCTGGCCGGAGGATTCGCTCACAGCGCACCTCCGCGCGCGCCGGCGGCGAGCGGTTTGGTACCAGGTCTCTCAGACGATAGGTAAAGCAGCGTATGCTCGCTGGGCTTCGGTCGCGGCGGAGTGAAGCTGCGAATGAGCTGCAATTCATTCAGCCGGTCAATGGCCGTCGAGACCGTCGGCCGGCTCAAGCCGGTGAGCCGGGCGAGTTTACAGTTGGAAACGATTGCGCGACCTTCGGTGCCGGCGGCGCTGGCGAGCGCGGCGAGTACCTTCGATTGCGATTTTGTTACGAGCGAAAAGACGCGCTGGGGCGTGATAGCCATGGTTCTTCCTCTGTTGCGTTGGGCCGGAGAACCTGGGCAAAATGGAGAGGTCGCGAGCTGCGGTAATCGTTTTTTTGCCGCGCCCTCCGGCGTTGTCTAAGAATTAGAAACGCTGTTCCAACTGCCAAGAAGAAAGCAGCGCTCTGATTCGGCTTGCCGCCGGAGCGAAATCGCGGCAGCGAACTCGTGGACATCTCTTACACTCAAGAGATATCGGTCTGCGACTGGAGTAGTTCCGTCCCTCCTTTCCCTTCCCGTCCTGGGTAGGCGTCCTGTGTCTCGACGCTCACAGCCAAAACTGCCAGTATAGGCCGCATGTCCTCACAATGCGAGTCCGAGCAGTACTCCTCTTTTGCGCGCGTCGCCAGCCTGACGAAGCTGCGCGAGGAGAAAGCGAAGCTCATCGAGAATGCGTTTGCGCCCAACACGCTCAAAGCGTATCGCGCCGGTTGGAAAGCGTTCGAGAACTGGTGCCGCGAGTTCGGGTGCCAGGCACTTCCCGC